ATTGCATACACTGGTAATTCGCCATTCTCTGGCAGGTTAAGTGTACCATCTGTGTAGAATTTACCTTTACTAGGTAAAGTAATATATACTTTAGGTTGCCTAAAGTATTTTTTTAATGGATTTGCTTCCATTGAAGTCTGGTTCGAATCTGCCATAACATTTCTCCGTATAAATACAATATGTAAATACTTATGTCAATTATTTATATACGTAGTTAACTTGGATGATAGAACGTGGCAGAACAAACAGAAATTAGTAATGTAGGCGGTGATGGTGTAGCTAGTGAAGTTACTCTATTAAGGCTTGTCAGCACGATTGAAGCGTGGGCAAAGAAATCTGGCGTTGATCCAAAGGCTGAAGCTGCCAAATTACAGAAGCTACATAATGAAGCAGTTAAAAGCGGCATTACTACATTTGATGATACTAGAACAGGTTTAAACAAGTTTGGCAAATCTACTGGTAAAGCTACAACAAGCTTAAATAAATTTTCTAGAGCAGCTATGGGTGCAACTTTAGGAGCATTGTCTCAAGTTGCAGGCGCACTTAAAGGAATAGGCAACGAGTTACTACAAGGTGGCGATAACGTTGGCGACTTTACTAAACACATTCCGTTACTTGGTTCTGCTCTTGCACCTCTTGCTGGATTAATTGATAATAGTGTTGAATCTTATAGACAGCTATCTAGTGTAGGTGGTAACTTAGGAAATAGTATAACAGGTGTAAGAAAAGCTGCTGCGGCTATGGAAATGAACATGGATGAGTATAGTTCCTTTATTGTAGGAAACTCAGAAGCGTTAAGGATGCTAGGCGGAACAGTAGGGCAAGGACAAGAACGTTTTAAAAGGATGAATGAGAATATAAAGAAGTCGGGAGACTTTTCATCTTTAAAGAATTTAGGTTTTACTGTTACTGAAGTTAACGAAGGTATGGCAGACTATATTCAATTGCAGAGAAACTTAGGTACGCTTGAAAAGAAAACTGATGAAGAACTAGCTGCAGGATCAGCTGATTATTTAAAACAAATTGATATGCTTGCAAGAGTAACAGGCATGACCCGGAAAGAAGCAGAAGCTTCATTAGCATCGCAGGCTACTGAAGCAGGACTAAGGGGAATGCTAAATGCATTTAGAAATGCTGACGGCACCTTAAGTGAAGGTGGTAAAAATCTTCAAATCAGTATGGGACTACTTGACAAAGTCGGCGGCGTTGCAGGTGACGCTATGAAAGACATGATAGATGGCACCATGAACCACGAAGCAACCGGTAAGTTTTTAGCGGCATTAGGTGACGGCGGTCCAGCAGTTCAAGAAGCTTTAAAACAAATAGGACAAGGTGCTGATCCGCAAGTCTTACTAGATGCGTTTAAGACTGCTGGTGGCTCCTTAGAAGAATTTGCTAAGATTGACACTGGTGATAAAATTGCAGATGCACAATCTAGAAGAGCATTTATTGAAAGCATAAGACAGTCACAACCTGAAGTAGCCGCTGCATTAGATGCTGCTGTTCAGATGAAAGAATTAGGGGGAATGAACCTCAAGCAAGCTAAAGAAGATCAAAAGAAAGCAGACGCAACAACAAAGTCTATGACTACGTTCGAAGACTCTATTAAGGGATTACGCGGCACTATTCAAACAGCACTTATGGATAGTGGATTATTTGAAATGCTTGGCACAGCAATGGGCGAACTTGGAGATCTGTTTGCTTCACCAGAAATGAAAGAAAGTATTCAAGATATTGCAAAAGTTATTAAAACTACTATCGGCGAATGGATGGCTGTCTTTAAAGAAGGCGGACTAAAAGCTGTTTGGGATAAAGCAATTGGTGGCTTAAAAGATATGCTTGGCGATATATTCAGCTCAATGTTTTCAAGCGGAACAGTAATTAAAGGACTTGTAATTGCAGTTGGAGCATTGTTTGCAGCCAAGTTAGTTAAAAATGCCCTGTCAAAATCACTTGGCGGTATCGGCAAATCATTAGGCTTTGGAGGCAATCCTGCAACATCAGGTAAAACTCTTCCTATGGGTGGAGGCGGCGGAGGCGGCATGGGCGGCGGTGGCAAAGCTGGTGGCGGTGGTGGCCTTGGAAAAAGCATTGGCGGCATCGGTAAAGGAATAGGTAAAGGCCTTGGCGGCATACTAAAAGGTCTAGCAGGAGGTATTTCAGCATTTGCTAATCCAGCAGTTGTATTAGGTGCAGCGGCATTAGGTGCAGCAATAGTATTAATAGGCGGCGCAATTGCAGGCGCTGTTTGGATGGTCGGTAAATCATTGCCTACTATGGCAGACGGCATGCAGTCTTTTGAACAATTAGACGGTGCTAAATTAATATCAGCAGGAAAAGGCATGGGAGCAATTGCTCTTGGTATGGCTGCATTTGGTGCAGGGTCAGCAATTAGCGGACTAGGAAGTTTAGTAGGAGGTATTGCAGGAGGTATTGGTAAACTGTTTGGAGCAGATGATCCATTAAGTAAAATGGAAGAGTTCTCTAATGCTAATATTGATGGAGCAAAGGTTAAAACAAATGCAGAAGCACTAACAGCATTTAGTACTGCTATGTCAGCAGCGTCTAGTGCATCTAATGCAGGACTTTCAGATATTGCCGGTGCAATTGCCGGTGGTATTGCAGGATTCTTTGGAGCAACAGATCCAGTAGATCAATTAAAGAAGTTTGGCGAAGCAGTAATTGATACTAAGAAAGTTGAATTAAATGCAGCTGCGATGATAGCATTTAGTACAGCGATGGCTACTGCTACAAAACCTCCAGAAGGTGTAACATCAGCAATTGGTAGTGCAATTGCTGGATTCTTTGGCGCCACTAATCCAGTAGAGCAATTAAAACTATTTGGTGACACTAAAATTAATTCAGCCCAGGTTGCTACTAACGCTGGCGCTATGATAGCGTTTAATACAGCAATGAGCGGTGCAGTAACTATTGACCAAACTATTTCAGGAGCTATCGGCGGCGCAATAAACACCTTAATGGCAAATAGTCCAATAGATCAACTTGTTAAGTTTGCAGCAGTAGCTATTGACGGTGTTGCAGTTAAGTCAAATGCAGAATCTATGATAGCATTTGGAACAGCAATGTCAGCAATGCCTGGTAAGATGCCAGGTGATGGAGCGTTTGCATCTTTTGGTAAAGCTATTGCTGGCTTCTTTGGTGCAGACACCCCGTTTGATCAAGTAAAAGATTTTGGTGATATGGATCTTAACTCTGCAAAGGTTAAAATAAATGCAGAAGCTATGGTATCGTTTGGTAACGCAATGTCTTCACTTCCAACTGGAATGGGAGAAATAACCTTACACAAGCACTTTGCTAGTAGAATGCAAGACTTAGGCGAGACTAACCCAGACGGAATAAAAGCTGTAGGCGTAGCATTAGCAAGTCTTGGATCTGCTCCTGGACTAGAATCAAGCTTAAAAACATTAAAATCTGCATTAGATGCTGATGCAGCTGACGATTATAAAGATTCTATTGTAGAACTAAAGGATGAATTCAAAAAATTAAACGATGAAATGGCTAAGTCAAACAAACTTGCCAACACTCGTGCTGGCAGAGCTGCCAGCAAGGCGGCCTCAGAAAGCTCAGATCAGTTAAATACTACGATGACAAACATACAGACTATTTTGTTAGAACTGAGTTCTGATGCAAAGGATACTCGAAAGTTTACTAAGCAACTTGCTGATGAAGTATAGTACGGAGAAAAATAAAAGATGAGCTGGAAAAAATACTTTACACCTGTTCCAACAGGCGATAATCAAAACGGTAGTTACAGCCCATTCACTGCTCGTAACAGTGGCAACCTTGCAGGCCCTGCAAAAACAAATTATTCTAGCTACTTGCCAGATGTATATGTTGGCAGTCCAAACAGAGTTGAGCGTTATAGCCAATATAACACTATGGACCAAGACAGTGAAGTTAATGCTGCACTTGACATCCTTGCTGAGTTTTGTTCGCAGAAAAATAAGTCTAACAATACACCTTTCCTTGTTGAATATAAAAATAAAGCAACCAACAGTGAAATAAACATTATTGGACAGTACTTACAGCAATGGAATAAACTACAACACTTTGAAACAAAGATTTTTAGAATACTTCGTAACGTATTTAAATATGGAGATCAGTTTTTTGTAAGAGATCCAGAAACTAAACGCTGGTTTCATGTTGATCCAGCAAACGTAACACGTATTATTGTAAACGAAAGCGAAGGCAAAACTCCTGAGCAGTATGTTATTAAGAATGTAAACTTTAATTTTAAAGACGGTATTGCTACTACTCCGTATAACACAAACGGAAACATTGGAAACGCAGGAACTAATCCAGGAAGCACACTAACTGGCGGCCGTGGACAAGTAGGACAGCCTAATGCATCAGCTAGCGGAAGTAGATTTACTACTGACGATGGTGAGATGACAGTAGATGCAAAAGATGTAGTGCATTTAAGTTTATCAGAAGGATTAGACAACAACTATCCGTTTGGTAATAGCTTACTTGAAACTATCTTTAAAGTATACAAGCAAAAAGAATTATTAGAAGATGCTATTATTATTTACAGAGTACAACGTGCTCCAGAAAGAAGAGTATTCTATGTTGATGTGGGTAATATGCCATCTCACCTTGCTATGCAATTTGTAGAGCGTGTTAAGACGGAAATTCATCAAAGACGAATTCCATCGCAGACTGGGGGCGGAACTAATGTCATAGACAGTTCATACAATCCTTTGTCAATCAACGAAGATTACTTCTTTCCACAAACTGCTGAAGGGCGTGGATCAAAAGTTGAAACATTACCAGGCGGTACTAACCTTGGAGAAATTGATGACCTTAGATATTTTACTAATAAGCTCGTACGTGGTTTACGAATCCCTAGCAGCTATCTACCAACCGGGGCTGACGACAGTGCTGCTCAATACAATGATGGAAGAGTCGGAACAGCCTATATACAAGAATTAAGATTTAATACATATTGTGAAAGGCTACAAAACTTAGTTGTTGAAGAGTTTGATCAAGAGTTTAAACGATATATCCTTGAAAGAGGAATTAATATCGACACAGCAATGTTTGATCTTAAATTCCAACCACCACAGAACTTTGCAAGCTATAGACAAGCTGAAATAGATAATGCTCGTGTACCAACATACACACAAATGGCAGCTATTCCTTACATGTCAAATAGATTTGCACTTAAACGTTTCTTAGGTATGAGTGACGAGGAAGTTGCAGAGAATGAACGTATGTGGCGAGAAGAAAATGAAGAGAACTTAGAGCCTATTCCAGGTGAAGCATCAACTGAAATGAGAGATGCTGGTATTAGTCCATCAACAATTGGTGGCGATCTCGGCGGCATGGAAGACGAAGTTGAAGGCGATGGCGAAATGCCAGTAGACGGTGGCGAAGGTGCATCACCGGATACAGTTACAGGCGCTGAATTAGGTGCGGCACCGGCAACGGACCAAACGGTATAAATAACAGTATGATACTACGAGAATTATTTTATTTTGATAAAGAGTCTGTTGAGGCAGTAGACGATAAACGCTACGAGCCGGAGTATGACGATTCACCTATGAAAAAGAGCGACACACGTAAGACTCGTTTAAAACTGTTTCAAATTAACAGGTTACGTAAATCATCTGAACTACATACAGAGGAAAAGCAAAAAGAACTTGAGTTCGTTAAGCAAATGTATGGTATTGCAGCTAACGCAGAAGCTGTATAAAGAGATGAATGAAAAAATATATTCCTGGTGAAACTAAAGCACAGCGTAAAGTCCGCAAAAATCTAAACAAAAACCCTAACACAACAAAACAAACTACTGTAGAGACAGTTAAGACTGTAACTAATCAACATAACATTGCATTTGTAATTGGCAATGGTACCAGTAGAAATCCAATAAGCTTAGAAAGTTTACGACCATTAGGCGAAATATACGGATGTAATGCTGTATACAGGGATTTTATGCCTGATCATCTTGTAGCAGTTGATACAAAAATGGTTCTTGAAATTAACAAGGCAGGAATACAACATCGTGTTCCTACATGGACTAATCCTAATCGTGCATACAATGAAATGACAGGATTTAACTTCTTTCAACCATCAAAAGGTTGGAGTAGCGGCCCTACAGCACTATGGTTAGCATCTGATACAACAAAATATGATACTATCTATATTTTAGGATTTGATTACGAAGGAACAGGTACATTAGTAAATAATATTTACGCAGGCACACAAAACTATAAGGCACCAACAGAAAAAGCAACGTATTATGGCAATTGGCTCAAGCAGACCATAATTACTTGCCAGAATAATCCAGAAAAGAGATATATAAGAGTAGTAGGAGACAGTTTTATTACTCCTCCGGAGTTATTGAAACTAGAAAATATCGAGAATATGTATGTTAAGGATTTTAAAAATTCCTTTAATATCTGACAAAATATTGAAATGGTTCGTTTTGAGCCTATAACTACGTGCTTTTCTGTGAATAGAGTAAATATATTATGACAGCCCATACCCAATCGGTATGTACAATACATTTAATAGGAGAGTAAAAATGGCAGATCGCAATAAATTTGAACATATGCTAGAATTGCTTGTCAATGAAGACAAGGAAGCAGCAGAAAAATTATTCCACGAGATTGTGGTAGAAAAATCCAGAGATATCTATGAA